AGCAGCAAAACCTGGTGATCTAAACGTAGCAAGACAACTGTTAAAAGATAATGGTATTGAATGTATTCCAACAGAGAAGAGTCCTATGGAAGATCTTATGTCAAACCTTCCAGACCTTGATGTAATACCTGCTTTAGAAAGATAATATGAATTGCTGGCATTGTAAGACTGAACTTATATGGGGTGGAGATGACAGTGTTGATGAAGATTGTCTACCTCATTTACAAGATCAATACACAATGGTCACGAATCTTTCCTGTCCAAAATGTCATTGTGATGTAGAAGTTTATATGCCTAAATATGCAACCGCTTCCTGAGAAACTACAAGACTTTAGATACTTTCTAATCATAACGTGGCGTCATCTAAACCTACCTGACCCCACACCAGTTCAGTTAGACATTGCTGAGTATTTACAGTATGGACCTCGTAGAAAGATCATACAGGCCTTTAGAGGTGTGGGTAAGAGTTGGATAACATCCACCTATGTTGTGTGGAAACTACGGATGAATCCACAACTGAAGTTCCTTGTTGTCTCTGCCAGTAAAGACAGAGCAGACAACTTCAGTACATTCACCATGCGTCTTATCAATGAGATGCCAATATTAGCTCCATTGCGTCCAGAAGACACTCAGAGAAACTCCAAGATAAGTTTTGATGTTGGGCCTGCATCTGCTGATCATGCCCCTTCTGTTAAGTCTCAGGGTGTCTTAGGACAGATGGCAGGTAGTAGAGCAGATGAAGTGATTGCTGATGATGTGGAAGTACCAAATAATTCCTTTACTCAACCGATGAGAGACAAATTAAGTGAAGCTGTTAAAGAATTTGATGCCATACTGAAACCCAAAGGTAAAATTACTTTTCTAGGAACACCACAAACTGAACAATCTTTATATCTAACCCTTGAAGAAAGAGGATATACAACACGCATATGGACTGCACGTTACCCAGAACTTAAAAACAACTATGGAGATAGATTAGCTCCTAAGTTAGCTCAGAGGCTATCAGAAGAGCTTGTAAAGCCTAAAGATCCTGTTGACCCTGATAGATTCTCATCAATAGATCTCATGGAACGAGAAGCCTCTTATGGACGTTCTGGGTTCTCTTTACAGTTCATGTTAGATACATCTCTATCAGACCAGGATAGATACCCTCTCAAACTATCAGATCTCATCATCAGCAGTGTTAACCCTGATCATGCACCAGAAAAGGTTATATGGTCTTCTTCTCCCGAGTACGTCATCAAAGAATTACCATGTGTAGGCTTTAATGGAGACCATTTCTACAGACCTGCACAGCAATTCGGTGATTGGATTGAATATACAGGCTCAGTCATGTTCATTGACCCCTCTGGTAAGGGACGAGATGCAACAGGATACGCTGTAGTTAAAATGTTAAACGGTAATCTATACGTCCCAGATGCTGGTGGACTTAACGGTGGTTACTCAGACGCTGTATTAACAACCCTATCCAAAATAGCCAAAACAAATAAAGTAAATACCATACTCGTTGAATCAAATATGGGTGGTGGTATGTTTGCTGAACTAATGAAACCCTTCCTTCTTCGCTATCACCCCTGCGAAGTACAGGACGTACGCAATACAAAGACTAAAGAACTACGCATAATAGATACCCTTGAACCAGTATTGAACTCTCACAGGCTAATTATCGACAGAAAGGTAGTGGAAAAAGACTATAGATCTAACCCTAACGAAGCACCAGAAAGAAAATTAAAACTTCAACTCTTCTATCAAATGTCTCGCATAACTAAACACAGAGGTTCTCTTGTACACGATGACATCCTAGACGCTCTATCAGGTGCAGTTGCCTACTGGACTGAATATATGAACCAGGATGAAGACCGTAATATTAAATCTCGTAAAGAAGAATTACTTTCCATACACCTAGATAACTGGGGTTCTGCTATTAACAATTCTGTTACACAAACTGCACTAGGACTAACACCTACACAGATAAGAAATTCTAATACCTCCACCGATGGATTCATTAATAATTCTTATTAGGTCGCACTTGTAGATAAATACCTCCATGAAAGGGGGGGACTATAGGGGGGGATAGCGACCATAAGTTAGGAAATAAGTAAAATAAGACCTAAAGATAGGGAATAAGCAGAGAATAAGCAGATAGAAGATAGGAAATAAGTTGATGATAGTAGTTATTAGTAGGGAATATGTACCTTCTAGATAGGGAACTAGACTGACAACCCACAGCATCATATAAAATAATTAATATAAGATCCCTATAAGACAATTCTGGGCAGTCTATAGGGGTCTTATAGATACTCTTATAGTTATCTTATAGTTAACTATTAGTTAACTACTAGTTAGCTATTAGATGTCTATTAGGTATCTACTAGTTAGCTATTAGTAACTAATAAATTGGCTGAAATAATTTTGAAACAAAAATTTCAAGGGTTTACGCATATATACAAAATTAAAATTTACCCCTATACATAGACTTTTTTCTGCAGATTCTGTAGTCAATGTCTGTAAATAATTGATATAACTAGGCTTTTACTGGACTTATAATCCAGTTAGCAGGTATTTAGGGTCTAATTGTTACAAAGTGTTAAGATTTTCTTATTTCATTTTATCGATGCCCACCACTAGTTAATACTACCAGTAGTACTAGTTATCTAATAGTTAACTAATAGATAGCAGTACTAGTCCCAGTAAATTATTAATCAGATGATTACTAAAACATTATTCAGAGAGAATCTAGAGACTCTATACAACTCACTAGAGAGGAAAGAGAGAGAACCAGGTTTAGGTTGTTTCTACTGTCTTAAGGAGGATCTAGAGAATAGAGAAGAGATCCAAAATTTTATTATGGATCTACACAATGAAGAATCTCCTAATGATTGGAGGTATGACATCATCCATTCTTTATTAGAGAATCTTGTAGAAGGTTATGACGTTAACAATGAAGATGAAGCTTATGAACACATTGATATTATTTGTGATTCTTTAGTTAATGTTTATAACTATGGATTAGCTAAGTGGTTATGTGAAGACGTGTCTAGAGGATACTTTGAAGATCTACCAAGTATTGAGGGATCAGATACAAGTATCTACGGAATAATAATGAAGCGACAGTATGAAGAGATATCTACGATGGCTTCAAAGATTATCAACTATTGCTCTTAGAAAATCCCATAGAGCCTCTAAGGAGGTTCTATAGGGTTCTCTCATAGATTGAACCTTAGTAGTTCTTATGTAGTTCTTTAGAGCTATGGAAGGGCTACAAATACTGCCCAGTAACTAATTATTAATTATGGAAAGAACCTACAAGGTTACTTATGCCTGTGATTCCTTAGATCCAAATCCTACGATTAAAACATTTGATTGTTTTAATGAGATGGAGGATTGGATTAACGAGGAAGTAGAAGGAAGAGTACAGTTCCAGGTAGACCATAGTTCTTATTCAATAGATGAAAAGGAACGTGAGTCTATAGAGGAACAAGAAAGAGCTTTAATCCGTATTGAGGAGCTTGTATAGATGACTTCTACCAACCACCAAGAGGAGAGTCTAAAGGCTCGTAGACGTGCAGAAGCAGAGCGTATATGGTTTTCAGATGAGGCCACAGACGAGGAGCTTTTAGAGGTCTATAAGTCTTTAGATGCTAAGGAAGAGGATTTTTAATTATGGATTTATCAACACAACAAAAACAACTATTAATAGATTTAATTGATGGTTATGTCTATCCCAGGGAATTGTTAGGTGACTATGAAAAATTCTTAGAAATAAGAAAAACATTAGAACCTAACAATGAATGGATAGATAACTTTCAATATGGATACTATGAAAAGCCTAATTAATTTTAGGCTTCTTTCTTCTATCTTTTTTTATTTATTTTTTTAGATGTTAGTTGCTTATTATCCTTAGCGAAACTTTAAATGAACCTATTAAGAATTTTTTTGAAATGAATTTTTAACAGGCTCTTTTGAGTCTTTTGTCCAGATTATTTTATTAATTATGAAAGTAAAAAACTTTTCTAATATCCCTATCGAATTTCTTATTGGATCTTGTATAACTTTATCTAGTGAGGATGAGGGTAGGGTCGTTAAACAAGTGTGTATGGATCTTGATAGACATTCTATTATTCTTATTGATGATGAGGGTAATGGAATGTATTGGGAGTCCTTACAACATGCAGAGATCCAGTTCCAGGGAGGTAGGTAAATGAAACCTCAGATAATGACATCAACAGATAATCAAAAGATTATCGACATACATGGTAGTCCTTTTATTATTCCAGATAATCAGGTATCAGATAAATCTAAAATGATTAAATGTGAATTTAATATGCTTAGTGATGACCTTGAATATTTAATTCAAGACCAGTTAGATAGCTATTTGATGTATTACACAACAGCACAAGAGTTACTGCACGATAAACCTTTATCTTTTAAAAACATGGAAGGTATAGACGAATTAAGTTGTTATCAGATGGCAGACTTACATCAAAGGTTATACCACTACCTAAAACCTTTTAAAAAGGAGGGTAAGTAGATGAGTGATTACGCTTACAGTCTTAATGCCATTGCTAGTCACCTAAGGGATCTATCAAAGGAGTTATCTAAGTTGTTAGATATTAGCCATGATGACGCATGGGAAATGTGCATACAAAAACTAGATGATAAGTTTTTAGCAATGGATAAGGAGACTGATGATTCAATGTCCTAACTGCGGAAGTGTTGAAACTATTTCACCACAGGTAAGGCAAAGACCTAACGCTAACTATGTATGGAGGTCAAGGACTTGTAAAGCTTGTAGTAAGTTTTTTAGCACAAGAGAATACAGCCTGGAGGAACTTGCTAAGTTGATTGATGAGGGCAAGGAATCTGTGGTGGATTTACGCAATCAATGTGATGATCTATTGGCAGACCTTACCGAACTTATAAAACAGTACAGAACAACTGATGCCAAAGGTAATTAACTTCAACAAGTATAAATACGAACGTAACAAGGTAATAGATGAGAAAATAGCTAATGCAGAACTGAGGATTTTTGAATTGGAAGTTCTTATTGAAGCATGGAGACTATCTAAACATTAAAAAAATTACTTGACTTTTTAAATTAGTTTGTATTAAAACTGATTCTCATTCTTAACTACTACTAAAGGAGTATTCCATGCCCAGAGGAATCCCGCAGTCGAGATGCCCACGTTTATCTCAGGCTGTAAGGACTGTATATAACAGAAGAAAGCGTGGTACGCCTGATGCTGACTATTACATCATGCGTATGAACCATAACATTAAAGCTATAGGTGACCTGCCTGTCAGTCAGATAACAGAACCGCTAGTTAATGTTTTGATTGATTATCACAGGGAAACCTTTGATAACAGTAATAAAACTATCAATAAGAAAGTATCTGCTCTGAAGATTACGTTGGAGGAGATGGCTTCTGATGGTTATATATCTATGATTCAGTTTCCCAAGAGACTGAAAGAAACTAAGGGTAGGACACATTACTTTACTCAGTGTATGGAAGAGGATTTATTAAATACTTTCTTGCATTGGGGTCTTTATGAACACCATGACTTTGTTAAGTGCCTTATGGATACAGGTGCAAGACTAAGTGAGTTGTTCGGATTGGAAAAAAGATATGTGGATTTTAATTTAAATCAGATAACTTTTCCTGATCGTAAATGTGATAACCCTGTAAGTGTACCTATGACTGATGAGGTACAGAAAATACTAAGACCTTACTATCTGAAAGCTAGAGCTACAGATAAGCTTTTTCCTTATAGCAGCTATTGGCTAAGAACTATATGGAACAGAGTGAGAGATCATCTTGGTTATTCAGATAAGGATTGGTATGTACCGCACCTATGTAGACATACTTGTGCGACTAGGTTAGTGCAAAGAGGTGTTCCTTTAGGTGTTGTAAAGGATTGGATGGGGCATGAATGTATCCAGGCAACAATGATATATGCTCATCACGCACCGAAACAGTTACATGAAGCTGTAAAGGTGCTAAATAGTAAAGAATCCAGTACATCCATAGCGTCTTAGGTGATGTTGATGAGATGCTTACTGTTACCTACGAATTTATATTTAAGTCTTTGTTTTATCTGCGGATTAAGAAGACTTAAAATCCAGAGACTGTAATGGTCGTGCCGGTTCGAGTCCGGCCACTCGCACCACTCTGAGAGGGTAGCAGTAAGTAACTCAAATTGTTAATTAAAACAAGGAGTTATTTATGAGCAAGCAAGAAGAAGTCGAGAAGGAAATGCTTGATCGGGGCTATGCTTCAAGGCAACGAAAAGTCCAGTTAAATATTCAAAAGGGTAGAGAATCAGAGAATGATTATGCAAGAAGCATGATCGCTGCTGGTCTTGCACCTTTTTCAAAATCCATACAGCAATTTATTGATAGGTCTTGGCGAGGTAAACCAGGACCAAAAGCTATTGCTGCTGTTAAGTTGTCAGAGTTTCCTGATGTGGATGTTGTTGCCTTTATTGCTTTTAAGGCAATTATTGATGGGGCATCACAGGGTAATACAGCTACACAGATAGCTATCCAGACAGGTCATTTGTTGGAAGATGAAATGCGGTTTAGTGTCTTTGAAGAGGAGGATAAACGACATTTTACTGCGGTTAGAAAACATATTACTGATACAACTCACCCAAGATATAGACGCAATATGATGATAGGCCACATGAGAAATCAGGGATTTGTCTTTAACAACTGGGCAAAGGAAGAGAAGCTACGCATAGGTACGAAACTATTGGATCTATTAATCAATACGTTGGGTATGGTTAAGGTCGTATCTAAAAGAATGGGTAGAACTACACAAAACTATGTGGAGTTTACTGAAAGTATTAATGAATGGATGAAAAGACAGAGGGTAAATAGGTTTGCAAGCTATCCAATCTATATGCCCTGTGTAGAACAACCTATTGAATGGTTAAGCACTACTGACGGTGGTTTTCATACCAAGAGACTGCAACATATCAAAGCTATCAAGAGCAGGGATCTCTCTTACTTACAAGAAGTATCAGAGAAGAAACCAACAGCGTTTTTTCAAGCATTAAATTGTCTACAGAATACCCAATGGGAAGTGAATACAAGTGTTCTTGAAATTGCTCAAAGCTGTTGGGATAGAAGTATAGAAGTGGGATGTCTGATAGATGCTGAAACATTACCACTGCCACCAAAACCATTTGATATTGATACCAATGAGGATGCAAGACTGAAGTGGAGAAAGGCAGCTAGTTTGATCCATGACCAAAACGCACACGATAGGATGAGAAGATTTCAATGTCTGACTTTGTTGGATACAGCCCTTTATTACAAAGATGCTCCTTTCTATCATGTATGGCAAGCAGATTTCACCGGACGAATCTATCCGGTAGCGTCTATTTTTAATCCACAGGGTAATGATTTATCCAGAGCCTTACATAGGTTTCATAATGGTGCAGCTATTACCGATGAGAAAGCTAAGAATTGGTTAGGTATAGCAGGTGCTAACCACTGGGGTCTTAATAAAAGTAGCTATGAGGAAAGAATTGAATGGGCTAATACAGAAGGCTTTGCTTTGGCTGATCAGGTGGCTACTAATCCAGAAGCAACTGTCAGTATATGGAGTATGGCAGACGAACCCTTTCAGTTTGTTGCCTGGTGTATCGAATGGTTTGAACTGCAACAGCAAGGGTATGGGTATATATCAAAGCATCCTGTCCTGTTGGATGGCACGAACAATGGCTATCAACACTTTGCTGCCATGACCTGTGATCAAGACCTTGCTGCAAGGGTCAATCTTATGAAGTCTGATGAAGTACAGGATCTATATGATGAAGTAAGGGCAGAACTACTAACAGAGTTAGCTGATAGTGAAGACCTGTTAGCTGTTGAGTGGTTTAACAATAAAGATGTCATTACTAGAAAGCTAGTAAAGAAACCAGTAATGGTTATTCCGTATAGTGGTACGTTATTTGGTATTACAAAATCAATCAAAGAATATTTATATAAACATAATGTAGATCTACCTTGGGAAAAAGATAGCTTTGCACATAACTATTTTCTAGCCAGAAAAATTGTTCAGACTGTGAAAAAAGTATGTCCAAAGTCATCAATCATCATGGAATATTTAACAGACATTGCTAAATGTTATGGCAATGAACATAAAACAATGAAGTGGAATACACCCTCTAAGTTTTATGTTAATCAAAATTATTTCATACAAAACAGTAAACAAATACGAACTAAAATAGGCACTAGCACTGTGTACTTGTCACTTAATGAACAGACTGATGAGGTGAATGGTAATAAATCTACAAGAAGTTTTGCTGCTAACTTTGTTCATAGTCTTGACGCTGCTAATGTACATTTAGCACTCGAGAAAAGTCATCAGAGAGGAT